TGACACTTTGCCATAAACATCATTTGGAACTGCATAGATTGTATGGCAGAAATCCAGCCCTAGTGACTGCAAAGAAACAAATGCGCTGGGTAGAGATTCAAAGAGACAAACATGGCATGGTATGACAGACTAATAGGTAGAACGCCAGAAGCAGAGGAAAAGCTCAACCCTGCGCAGCCATACTTTGACGGTAAAATTGAAAGCAGCCGTGAACAGACTGTTAGCTATGAAAAAGCTTACGAAGATTTAGAAATTGTAAATCGTGGCGTAAATATGATTGTTGACGATGCTGCGGAAATTAATGTAAAAGTTGGAGGCCAACTACCTGTTCAAAGCGTTGTTAAAGGCATCAAAAGGTCTAGAATCGATCTTTTGCTCAATAAGGAGCCAAATCTTTTTCAAGACATAAGTTCTTTTCGTCGTAATTTAATTATTGATTATTTACTAGACGGAAATGTTTTTATCTACTACGACGGTGCTCATATGTACCATCTTCCTGCAGATAAAATGATAATTCATACAAGTGAAGAAACTTATGTTGAAAAATACACTTACAATAATACAGTAACATTTAGTCCTAAAGAAATAATTCATGTAAAAGAAAACTCTTTTTACTCTATTTATAGAGGAGTTTCTCGCTTAAAGCCGGCGCTTCGTACTATGATACTTATGCGACGAATGAGAGACTTCCAAGATAACTTCTTTAAGAACGGAGCCGTTCCAGGTTTAGTACTAAAATCCCCAAACACTTTATCTGAAAAAATTAAAGAAAGAATGATTCAGTCTTGGTCTGCTAGATACAGACCAGATGCAGGAGGCAAGAGACCTCTTATACTAGACGGCGGTATTGAAATAGACAAAGTTTCAAATGTAAACTTTAAAGAGTTAGACTTTCAATCTGCAATTGCAGAAAATGAGAAAATTATTCTAAAAGCGTTAGGAATTCCTCCAATTCTTTTAGATTCTGGTAATAATGCAAACTTGCGACCTAATATGAGATTGTACTACTTAGAAACAATCTTACCTATAGTACGAAAAATTAATTTCTCACTTGAAAGGTTTTTCGGTTTTGAAATTATAGAAGATGCTACAAATATTCCAGCACTTCAACCAGAGCTTCGCGATCAGTCTCAGTACTACTCAGCTCTTGTAAATACGGGAATAATTTCTCCCAATGAAGCAAGAGAAGCGCTAAACTTTGATCCTATAGAAGGATATGATGATTTACGAGTACCTGCAAATATTGCGGGAAGCGCGGCAAATCCAGATGAAGGCGGAAGACCGCCAGAGCAAGAAGGAGAAGAATAAATGGCAGTAAGACAAAAACAGAAAGTTTTAGACACTGCTTATACGCACTTTAAAGAATTCGGGCTGCCCCTCGATATTGAGTATAAGTCTTATGTAAATATTGTGGGCCCTAAAGAAGCTTTACATGTTATATCAGTAAAAAGAAGTTTTAAGGCATGGAAGTATCTTTTACACGCTTTAAGAATTAAACATCCTGATCTGCGTGAAAAAGCCCCTGCCCCAAAACCTACAACACCAAAACCTGCTCCGAAGCCTAAAGCAGCTCCGAGCAAGCCTGCAAAAGCAGAAGCAAAGAGTGAAGACTAATGGAAAAGATTTTTAACCTTACCTCTACGTTTAAAGCACTCAATGAAGACGACGATGGTAGCGTCCACATTTGCGGAATGGCTAGCACTGCTGACTTCGACCGAGCTGGAGATACAATTTCAGCCGAAGCATGGACCAAGGGCGGCCTTGGTAACTTCGAAAAGAATCCTATCATTCTTTTCAATCACGATTATAACAAGCCTATCGGACGCGCTACAGGACTTAAAGTCACTGAAAACGGTCTTGAACTTAAGGCTAAAATTTCTAAGTCTGCGCCCGATCATGTCGCGCAGCTTGTAAAAGAAGGCATTCTTGGAGCATTTTCTGTTGGTTTCCGAGTCAAGGATGCTGATTACTTATCGGAAACTGACGGATTAAAGATAAAGGATGCTGAGTTGTTTGAAGTATCAGTGGTATCGGTACCTTGTAACCAAGCAGCTACTTTCTCTCTCGCGAAATCATTTGACTCTATTGAAGAGTACAATGAGTTCAAAAAAACTTTCACTAATAGTGTAGATCTAGCCGGTCAGTCTCTGGCTAAAGATGAAGATTCATTTGAAGCTAGTGATGCACCGGATGGAACTGAAAAGTCAGTTCAAAAGGAGATAACAATGTCGGAAGTAAAAACTCCCGAAATCGACCTGGAGGCTTTTGCTAAGAAGGTAGCGGATGAGACTGCTGCTAAAATCGCAATTCGTCAGGCCGAAGAAAAAGCCGCTGTTGAAGCAGAAGCTAAAGCAGTACAAGAAGCAGCAGAAGCTGAAGCCGCAAAGCAGGCTGAAGTTGAGTCTGTAATTAAGACTGGTATTGAGTCAGGCGCTGAGCGTCTTATGTCTGATATCCAAGCGAAGCTTTCTGAGAAAGACGCAAAGATTGACGAAGTAATCGCTCAACACCAGAAAGACCTCGAAGAGAAGAACGCTGAGCTTACTGCTATGCGTGATTCAAAGCGTGTATTCGCTGACCGTACTGACGGTGACTCTATCTCTAAGTGGGGCAAAGAGTTTATGTATGCTCACATGGCAGGCGTGATGACAGGCAACAAGAACCTTGATCAAACTGACTATGGTAAGAGCATTCTTGAGAAAGCTGGTATTAGCTATGCTACTGCGGCACCTAACATTGCTACAGAAGTATCTAGCCAGATTGAGAAGGAGATTCAACGTGAGCTTCGTCTTGCACGCGCTTTCCGTGAAATCACTATCAACTCTCAAGCTCAAGTACTGCCAATCCAAACAGACACCAACTTGGCGTCTTGGCAGTCAGGTGCAGCAACTACTCCAAACTTGGAGAACAAGACTCAGGTTGCAGGTAATACTTACCAGCCTAGCCAGGTAGTATTGAAGGCGTATCGTTTGATCTCAAGCACACTCATGGATAACCACATTGATGAGGAAGTGTTGATCAATCTTATGCCTATGCTCGTAGAGTCAGTTGCACGTGCACACGCTCGCGCTGTTGATGATGCACTTCTTAACCACGTAGCTACTGGTGGCTCTGATGCGTTTGACGGTCTCGTTAAGCTTGCAGGCAGCAACTCAGTTAGCGTACTTGACGCAGCAGGCGGCAACTCAGTAGATACAGCAGTAACTGCATCTGAGTTCCTCGACGCTCGTAAGTTGATGGGTAAGTATGGCATGATGCCTGAAGAGATGGTATACGTCGTATCTCAGGCTCGCTACTACGATCTGATTGCTGATGCTGGCTTCGCTGACATCACAGACGTAGGTTCAGACGTTGCGACCAAGATCACTGGTCAAGTTGGTGCGATCTTCGGTACTCCCGTAATCGTATCTGACAACTTCCCTGCAGAAGCTAACGGTGCTCCAGTAGGTCTCGCAATCAACGTTCGTAACTTTGCTATTCCACGCCTCCGCGGTGTGAACGTAGAGCAAGATTACGAAGTAATGAACCAGCGTAATGTTGTAGTCGCTACTCAGTCACTCGGCTTTAACCAGCTTGTAGGTGACACAAGCGCAGACAAGTCAGTTATCAAGCTCGTACGTACAGACGCTTAATAGCTAGCTAAATAAACTGGGGAGGGTTTCCTCCCCAAGTTTTTACTAATTGATTTATTATGGCAGATTTAATTACTCTTGCAGAATACAAAGAAGCAGAAGGCATCGCAAGCCCTAAAGAAGACTTGCGTCTTGCTACTTTAGTACCTTCAGTGAGTCAATTAGTAAAGACTTATTGTGGAAACAGTATTGTTGATTACTATTCTACTAATAAAGTAGAAGAATTCAACATTGACTGGGAGACTCATTTAGTTCAACTAACTGAAAGTCCCGTAAATAGTATTGTTTCCGTAGAAAAAAGAGACTCCGTAACGGAAAGTTACACCACCGTGCCAACTACAGACTATTATCTTGACAAGAAGACGGATAGTGTACTTTACGTTACGGGGTCGACCTATAAAAACTGGCCTCGCGGAGCGGCGTCAGTAAAAGTTACATATAAGGCAGGTTATGAAGCCTGTCCTATGGACTTAAGACTAGCGATAGTTGATTTAATTACTTACTACTTAAAAGATGAGCATAAAGAACGCAGAACTCTTGGCGGAGCGAGCATTCAAAATCAAAGTACATCAAGTGTACGAGATAGCGTTGCGTTCCCAGACCATATTAAGCGAGTGCTTGATATGTATAAAAACTTTTAATGGCAGTTAAAAATACAGAAAAGTTCTTACGAGATATGCGCTCATTTATGGAGCGAGAATATAAAAGAGGCGCGTTAGACAAGTTTTCAACTATTGTAACAATGACCGATAAAGGCTTTGGGGAAGGGTTTAAACAAGGCTATAACACTATACAGTCTAAAAGAGAAGAAGGTAGTAAATTAACAATTTCTAACAAAGAGTTTTTAGAGATAGGAGGCCTTTGTGTGGATGCTGTTGCTCAATGGGCATTAAAAGCTAAAACGCAAGGGCATGTATTAGAGTATGTTCCAGGAAAGGTTTTGCGTTATAGGGCAAGTAGAGACTTAAAAACTCCTTACACTCAAGCAAAAAATAAAGGCATTCAACTAATTAATAAAAAATTAAGAGATGCAGGTAAAAAAGAGCTAGGCAAAGCAGATAAAAGTGCTGGAATATCGGCAAGAGGATCAGAAGTAGGTTTAGTAAAGTCTACGGTACATAGAGCGCACCAAGGAGTTACTACTGTAGGAGCTGCGCAAGTTTCTGCGGCACTTAACTTTTTAGATCAAACTAGAAGTTTTGCAGGGTTTTCTACTTCAGAAGAGGCAAAAGAAATATCTGACATACTAAGAGAAATTAAAGCTACGTTTACAACAACAGGTACAAAATCAGGTAGTAGATTATCTGAAGTTAAACTAAATGAAGATCTTTCTGTAGAAATATCTGTAGTGCCTCAATCCGCAAACGAAGCGGGAGCAGAGCCTTATGATTTTAAGAGGCTAATGCCCAAACTAAAAACTGCTATAACAAAGTACATTGAGCGACAAAATATACAAGGTATGCCGGGGTCTGACTCAATTGAAGAGGATGCCCGTAAAAGAATAGAATATGCTATAGTGGCTGAGCTATCGGGCACTAAAACTGCAAAGTTAAAGAAAAAAGTTAAAAAACCACAAGGTCGAGCAAATAAATCTATACCTAAGGCTACAAAATACCCTAAGAAGAAAACACAGGGTAGCACCAAAAAAGCAGCCCCGGGTTCTAGAACTTCTCGAAAACCTAAGGCAAAAAGATCAGATATTAATTTAGCACAGCTACTAGGATTATTTAATTCAAAAATTACAGGTACTGTTGCTGCAAATATGGGACCTCCTGGTTTAACAAATCAAACAGGTCGTTTTGCTTCTTCAGTGAGAGTTACAGATGTAACTGTAACTCCTCAAGGGTTCCCGAGTGTAGGTTATACCTATCAAAAAAATCCTTATCAAACTTTTGAAAAAGGGTATCAGCAAGGCAGCCCTGACTATGACCCAAGAGATTTGATTGATAAGTCAATTAGAGAAATAGCCGCAAATATGGCATTAGGAAGATTATACACTCGGAGACTATAAATGGCGAATAGAAATTATACTTCGAGACGCTCTAATATATTAAACGCTCTTGCAGTAAGACTAAAAGATATTGATGGCTCTGGGGCTTTTTTGACAGATGTTGCTAATAATGTAGAAACTCGTTTAAAATTTTGGGACGAAGTTCAGGATTTTCCTGCTATACATTTAAACGCAGGGTCTGAAACACGAGATTATCAAGCCGGGGGCTATAAAGACCGGTACTTAAACATTACGATTCGTTGCTACGTATCAGACGATACAGACGCAACAGAAGCACTGAATTTGTTAATGGAAGACATAGAGACAGTTGTTGAAGATAATTCCCGACTTAAGTACTATGATGCAATGAATAATGAGTATAATACTCAGCAAATTACCGTTATTAGTATTGTTACTGATGAAGGTGTACTCGATCCTCTAGGCGTCGGCGAAATCGAGATAGAGGTTCGTTATTAGAAAATACTGGCACGAACAAATGTTCACGTCCAAGTCTTTTCAAGTTACATAGGAGATAAACTATGGCAGTCGATACTTTATATTTCAGTAGAGACAGTAAGATGTATATTGAGATCGGGTCTAATGTATGGGAAATTCCTGTACTGGATGGCTTTAGCTTCTCACAAGCAAACAACTCAACCGAAGTTACTCTTTCAGAGATGGAAGATAGCGCAGGCACGAGTAAGCGTGGACGAAAAGTATTTAACGACTCCTTAGCTCCTGTTGAGTGGTCTTTTAGTACTTATGCTCGTCCTTTTCTTTCAGAAGGCGGCAATACCTCAGGTAATGCAGAAAAAGATGGTACAGATAAGCATCACGCAGTAGAAGAAATTTTGTGGGCCTTAATGGCAGGACCCGCAACTTATACTGCTCCTGGTAGTTCTCAGGCAACAGCTCTTTCAGGCTTAACATTTAGCGCTACAGCTTCCCCTAATACTACTGCGGGCACTGGGTTAAGTGCTTTGTCTTTTTCTGGTTCAAACAAAGCAACTCTTGGAACTTGCAACATTTATTTCTCACTTGATGACGGGGGCTCTGACCCTGTTGTATACAAGTTGGATGAAGCAGTAGTAAATGAAGCATCCGTTGACTTCGATGTAGATGGTATTGCTACAATTGCATGGTCTGGTTTTGGTAAAACTCTTACAGAGGCTTCAAAGCCTACTCGCACAGTATTTGAAGCAATTGGCGCTTCAAATAACTTTATTCGTAACCGATTGACTCAGCTAGCAATTACTGCTAATGATACAACTACATTCCCGGGTTCTGGTAGTGGTGTGTATACACTAACTCTTACAGGCGGAAATATTACTATTTCAAACAATATTTCATTCCTTACTCCAGAAACTCTTGGAACAGTAAACCTTCCAATTGGTCACGTTACTGGAGCTCGTTCAGTAAGTGGTTCGTTCAGTTGTTATTTAGGTCTTGATTCTGGTACTAATACCGGTACTTCTACAGACTTCTTTAATGACCTTACATCTACAGCAGCGCGAAGCAAAATTGTAAACTCTTTCAACCTTACGTTTAAGTTGGGCGGAGTTGCGACCAGCTCTACTGTTCCTGTATACCAATTCAACTTCCCAACAGCTCACTTTGAGATTCCTGCACACAGTGTAGAAGATGTAATCTCAATTGAGACTACTTTCCAGGCACTGCCTTCTACAATTAGCGGAACTGATGAAGTAACTGTTAAATTCGCGGGCGCTAACCCAGCATAATAAAAATAATGATACACTAAGGGGCTTCGGCCCCTTTTCTTTACTCCTACAAAAAATAAATCTTGACATCTCACCTCCTTTGACCTATAATTACAAGATATAAATTTACACTCTTAAAGGACACAAAATGAGCGATTCACCTATTTCTTTATCGAGTCTTATGACTCCTAGCAAAACAGTTTCTATTGACTTTCCTGGGTACTCAGGTATGAAAGTTAGCTTATGCTACTTGGGTCGAGAAGAACTATTAAAGTTACGCAAAAAATGTGTAACAACTAAATTCGATAAGCGAACTCGACAACCCGAAGAAGTATTAGACGAAGAAAAGTTTCTTGTAGAATACTGCAAAGGTGTAATTAAAACATGGTCTGGCTTGAAGTTTTCATACCTAGAAGAGCTTCTTTTGGTAGATGTCTCGGCCTATGACCCTGAAGATGAGCTTCCTTATACTCAAGAGAACGCAGAGCTTCTTATGAAAAACTCAAATATTTTTGATACTTGGGTAACAGAAACTGTAGGTGATCTTGAAAATTTTACAGTGAGCAGCTAGAAGAAGTACGTAATCTTTTAGCACGTTACATAAAAGAGTCAGAATCTAACGTAGATGTAGATAAGTATCTACTTTTATGTGAACAATTAGGTCAAGAACCCGACCCTACCAAAATGCCGCTCGAGCCGTCTGATTTTCCAGAGGAGGTTCAAGTGGCATTTTTTATGTTTAGCTTACTACCAGACTACTGGGAGGGAATGAGCGGAACATATATGGGAAAACATTGGCATGGATTAGAGTACTTTTTTAATTTATACCAAATAGATAATCCAAAAGAAATAGTATATTTAATGAAAATATACGAAGGTGAAGTAGTTTCTTTTCGTGCCAAGAAAGCAGAAGAGAAGCGTAAAGCGGATGAGCGTAGAGCTAAAAGCGGTGGGAAAAACCTCGCCCATAATATTCAAGGCTAATGTCAAAGAAAATTCAAATAGATATTGAAGTCAACGGCAAGATGACAAAAGCAACTGTCGACGCTAAAGCATTGCGCGGACAGTTAGACGGTCTTGACGATGCTCAAAAGAAAACTACCAAATCCGGAGATAAGTTTCAAAAAGGGTTAAAAGGTGTTGGAGAGCAATCTGCAAATGCTTCTAAAAACTTTTCTAAATTTTCTGCAGGCATGGGGGGCTTTGTTGGCGTGTACGCTGCTTTAGCGGCTCAGTTATTTGCTGTTAGTGCTGCATTCAATTTCCTCAAAAGAGCCGGAGATTTAGAAGCACTTAAAGCAGGTCAAATGGCTTATGCTTCTTCTACGGGTACAGCAATGAGAAGCCTTGCTAAGGATATTCAAGAAGCCACTAGAAATCAGGTTACTTTTCAAGACGCTGCTCAAGCGGGAGCAATTGGTGCAGCTGCGGGACTATCGGCAGATCAACTTAACAGATTAGGCGTAGATGCTGCAGACGCATCTCAAATATTAGGAAGGGATGTTACAGACTCTTTTAATCGTTTAGTAAGGGGCGTCACAAAAGCCGAGCCAGAACTACTAGATGAATTAGGTATTATTTTACGACTAAAGGATGCAACTCAAGAATATGCAGATTCTTTAAATCTCGATGTAAACTCTTTAACGCAGTTTCAAAAAAGCCAAGCGGTAGTAAATAATGTCTTAGGGCAATCAGAAGCAAAATACTCAAGAATACTAGAACTTGTTGGTAATAGTCCCAATGAGTTCTCCCAGCTAGGAGTTGCATTTGACGAAGTTCAAAATAGTATAAAAGAAATAGTGTCGGGTCTAGCAGGGCCTCTGGCAACAGTATTAAAAGATACGCCCTTATTAGCGGGAGCAGCCTTTGCGCTTCTATTAACAGGCCCTATGAGTGCAATGGGCCTTAGCTTTGGGAGTATTGCTGAAAGTGCTGAAGAGTCTGCAGCTAGACAAGTGGCCTCATTAAAAGAGCTAGAGACAAAAGAAAAACAGCTTCTTAATACTAAAGAAGCTAAGGCTGCTCGCCTCAAAACTCTAGCAGAAAAAGAAGTATCAGAAGGTCAAAATAAGAGTAAAATTCTTCAAAGATTGGCAAAAGGCGAAAACTTAATCGGAGTAGATAAAGCTAATTTACGAAAAGCTTTAAGAGCGGCAGAAAAAGAGTACGAAAAAAGCGGAAAGATAACAAAAGGTATCTTTGCAGGTAGAGATAAAGAAGTTTTAACTAACTTTACTAGAACTCTAGACGAGATGGATGACGCTTTAGACAAACAAGTAGGGTTTTTTGAACGAAATATGCTACGTATGCGAGCATCGTGGGCTGGCTTTATGGCTACAATGCAAGCAGGATTTGCAGCAGTTACAAGAGCTATTTCCGCTATTACTAGAGCAATAGGTATTCTAGGTATAGCAGCAGTTGCTTATAAATCTGTAGTACAGTACTTTAAAGAGGATGTAGATCTAACTCAAGAAGAAAGAAAGGCAGAAGCTTCCGCAAAAGCTACAGAATTAGCTCAAGAAAAAATTATCAGCCTGTCGAAGGAATACGAAAACTTTCAAGCAATTCAAATTGCAACTGTAGAACACGCAAAACATGAGTTTGAGGTTACTCGTGGAGCTGCTGAAGCTTTGGCAAATATGTTAGCAACTAGTTTTAGTCCTAGAACAGCAGATGAATTCTTAGGTAATCTTCAAAACATGAATGCGGAGTATCTTGTTGCAGAAAAAAATGTAGAAAATTTAAAGAAGCGTACAGACGGGTTTTTACGCTCGTTCGAAGGCAGTAACGTCGTTACCAAGAGTGGGTTTGGTATAATAAGAACTGTTTTTGGAGACGAACTAATTGACGACACTATTTCAAATGGGTTATCAAAACTTACTGCGGATACAATAAATTTAGCTGAAGCTGCCGCTGGTATTGACCAAACTAAGTTTGAACTATCAGATGAAATGAAAGCCTCAAAAGAGCTTTTAGAACAAAATATAGGCAGCTTAAATGGCTTTGCCTCTGCCATGGAAGACTTAGGAATAGAAAATTACAAAGCATTCACTTCGCTTCAATCGGATATACTTAAGCTGGAGCAAGTTTCTAAAGGTACTTTAAAACTTACAGAAGCAGAATTCGAAGCTTTAAGAGAAAGTATCTTAAAAAATCAAAAAGCTGTAGCAGGTTTAGGCGGCCACCTCACAAGTTTAAAACAACAAGCAACTGCTACAGCGCAAGCTTTTACAGGTGTGCAAAATAAACTAGCTCCTAGAATTGAAGGAGATCAATTACGACTAGCCGCCACTGCCCAGCTTAACACTTTAAGAGCAATTCAACAAAGCAGAACTTTAACAGCGGAAGAGGCAAAAGAAAAAGCAAGGCTGGTATATCAACAAGAGCTAGGGCTTGCCATTGCAAGCCATGAAAATGTTAAAAAGAGAGAAGGCCTCAGACTTCAGACAGAATCTGTTAGAAACTATGCTAAAATTTCTAAGGCTCAAGGAAACATTCTTAAAACAGAAGATAAACTTGCAAAAACAGAAAGCGCCTCCAAGTTTTTAATTACAGAAAAAGGAAGACTAATCTCTTTTGCTAAAAACGAAGGAATTTTAGAAACCGAAGAAGTTCAAAGACAGCTCGGACTTTTGAAAGCTAGAATTAAGTTAGAAGATGCTAAATTTAAACTTATTCAGCAAGAGCTCAACTTTTTAGAAACAAATAAAGATTTATTCGAAGGACAAGAGCGCCTTCAAAACATTATCAAAATAATGAACTTTGAAAAACAAGCAGCTGACTTTGCAATTAAGACATCTAAAACTTTACTTGATACTGCAAGAACAAGGGCACAATTAGACCAAGACAAAGATAAAGAAGTTTTTGATACTACAACAGGGGCTAATCCTTTTATACGAGAGAGCAGAGCCGCTGCTCAATTCGAGTATGACCAAGCTGTAAAGAGAGTAGCAGTAGAAAGCGCATTTATACAAATAGAGCTGGCAAATAAACTAAATCAAATAGACATGGAGTTTAAGCTTCTTGAAGCTAAAAATAAACAGTCTGTTATAGAAGCAAAATTACTAAAAGCAAGAATGAAAGAAAAGCCCAGCTTATTTAGTCCTCAAGATATTTCAGCAATAGATGATGCAATTTCTGGATTGACAAATATGGATCTAACTGGGCAAAAAGCCGCAATGATAGAAAATGCAAATGTTCAAGCTCAAGCCTCCCAAGAGGGGTTAGAGCGTGCTGTACGACTTGCTGCTGCAAAATTAGAGCAAGAGCAGCCCTTTAACAAACTTTTTGCAAGTGCTGTAGATAGTTTTGAGAAGAGTTTAGGAGATGCAATTAATGCAATGTTTACAAGCCTTTATGATAAAAGCGAAAGTCTTGGAGAGCAATTGCGACAAATTGGTAGAGATCTTCTTACAGCCGTTCAAAAAGCAGTTACTCAGTTTTTAATTGTTGATCCTATAATGGATGCTTTAGCAAAGGCTTTTGGAAAACAAACCAATGCTCAAAAAATGGCAAGCGCTATAACCACAGCTATTAATGATCCAAATTCAGGTGTTCAAAATCAAGCAAAAACAGGTATTACTGCAGGCGCAGCCGTACTTAAGCAAGAGATAAAAAATGCTTTAAGTAGTACGCGAGTAAAGTTAGAGTGTTGTGAGCAAAAGCCTGTACCTCCGCCCTCGACTCCGGGAGTACCAGATGCAGGCTCTCCTGAAGAAACCCTTGCTAGTAAAACTATGAAGGGAATTAATGCTGCAATGAAAGAAACCGAGCTGGAAGAAGTTCGTGCAGCTATACCTGAAACTAGTAGAGCAGTAGCAATTGAAAACGGTATTGCAGACGCAGGAAATGTTGCAGGCATGGGAATGGATGGAGCAGGCCCTAAGTTAACCCTGCCAGAGCCTACAAAGGGATTTTTCTCAAAGCTTTTCGGAAAAGAGGGAAGCCTTGGCAAAATGTTCGGAAATCTTTTCGGAGAGGGAGGCAGTTTAGGCAAGCTATTTAACTCTTTTAAAGGCGGATTTAGTGGCATCTTTGATAATTTACTTGGTAGCTTTGGAAGCATGTTTGGTGATTTATTTGGAAGTATAGGCAGTCTATTTGGTGGAGGTGCCGGAGGTGGTGGATTACTTAGTGGTCTCGCTTCTATGATACCAGGCATCGGCCCCATATTAGGCGGAGCTATGAGTCTATTCGGATTTAAGAACGGAGGAATCATGAATAATGGTTCTAAAGTATCCGGATATGCTACAGGCGGTATCGCGGACGGTCCAAACTCAGGACATCTTGCAATGTTACACGGTCGAGAAGCTGTAGTGCCTCTTCCAAACGGCAACTCAATTCCTGTACAAATGAACGGGAACGGAGGGATGCAAAACAACAATGTTACTGTAAATGTATCTACGGATGGCCAGGTACAGTCCTCCTCAAATGGAGCAATGGGTGAAAATCTAGGACAAGTTATTGCCGCCGCAGTACAGAAAGAGCTTCACAATCAGAAGCGAGCAGGCGGAATCCTTAATAAGCATGGAGCAGCATAATGGCAACGTTTAGTTTTACAATCTCTGCAAGTAAAGTAACAAATTTGAAAGGTACCACTTCTGGCGCATTCGAAGCAGTCGCCGATCGAGGGCTTTCAAGAAAGTCTAAACATAACGTGCTTACAGCAAAGTTTGGTGATGGGTATGAGCAGAGAGTATTAGACGGTATTAACACAAAGCAAGATCAGTTCAGCATATCTTTCAAAAATAGAGATGCCTCAGATATAAATCTTATTGCAGCATTTTTAGATGATAGCGCAGGTAAAAGTTTTGACTTTGTAATTACAGATAAGTTTAGTCAGGGAAATCTTACTACGAGTACAATTAAAGTAGTTTGTGACGACTATAATATAAGTTATGGACAAGCAACTAATCACAGCTTAAGTTGCGAATTAAGAAGAGTTTACGAGCCTTAATTATGACAGATTTAATTGATACAGTACAACTTCAAGAAATTGAAGACGCTTACGTAGAGTTATTTGATGTAACTCTGCCGAGCGGCGCAAAAGTATACATCTTTAACGGACTGGACGATGGGTCTAGTAATATTTATTTTCCAAGTAAAACTTTAGATACAGATGATCAGTCTGCTACTTATAACAAGTACCCGCTAAAAGAATATTTTGCTATACCCGTAAGTATAGAAGGAGTAGAGATAAACGGTGCTGGCGCAAGCCCTAGGCCTTCTTTACGAATTGCAAATATTCCTACTCTTACTCGTTCTATTTCAAACGATGAAAATGGGACAGCAGACGAAGAAACTCTCTATTCTATTCTAGCAGATGAAGGGCTATACAAAAATGAAAGTTTTTTAAATACTAGAATAGACTACAGAAGAACCCTACTTTCAAATACTTCTAGAAGTACGGACGCACACCCAACGGCGCCTCCTGTAGAATTTCCTAGCCAAACTTACATTATCGACAGAGTGGCTTCAGAAGATAGTATACTGGTAGAGTTTGAGCTTGCTAGCCCAATTGACGTAGAAGGCGTGAAAGTACCAGGACGAGTAGTAATTGGTAGATACTGTGTGTGGAGATATCAAGGAGGTCCGTTAAATAATGAAGGTGGGTGTAACTGGCCTTTAAACGGAAATGGAAGATTTTTTAATGAAAAAGATGAGTTAATTACTAGAAATATTACTAGTATTTCTACTTGGTCTAGTAGCGGTACTTATGCTGCAGATGCTAAAGTTAAAACTACTGGAAGCGGACATGTTCAAATATGGGAAGCAACAAGAGCCGTACCCGCTAACAGAGATCCTACTAAACATCCTTCTTACTGGAAAAGACTAGACGTATGTTCAAAAACTCTTACAGGCTGTAAAAAACGTTTCCAAGGAAACAATACAGATGATACTTTAAATACTTCTTTTACTTTGCCTTTTGGTGGGTTTCCTGGATCGAGAAAATTTAAGTGATAGAACAATTACAGGAGCACTTTGAAGCAGAGTATCCTAGAGAAGCTTGTGGGATTATAGGAGTTGTAAAAGGTAAAAAACGATATTTTCCTTGCGAAAATGTAGCAGAAGACAATGAAAGCTTTATAATGTCTTCTGCTGATTATATGAAGTATAAGAGAAGTATGGATATTATAGCAATAGTTCATAATCATCCAGACTCTGACAATACGCCTAGCGAAGGAGATGTAGATAACTGTAATGCTTTAGGAATACCCTACTATATTTTTAGCTATCCTGAAATGGAACTTAATATTTTAGAGCCAAAAGTAAGAGCAAATCCTCTGTTGGGCAGAGAATATAAGTTTGCTAGTGCGGACTGCTTTGAAGCTTCAAGAGATTGGCTTGCTTCAGAAGGAATAAATATTCCTCCAAGAGACCTTTTTGAAGACGACTGGTGGTCTAAAGGCTTAAATTATTTTACAGAAGAAAACATAAAAAACTGGGGATTAACTAAGGTAGATAGCCCTCAAAAGAACGATGTTTTAATTTTTCAAATAGACGCAGAGGTGGCTAACCACTGTGGAGTATACTTAGGAAATGATGTCTTTTTTCATCATGCAGTACATAGACTTTCTTGCAGAGAATCATTATACCCTTTCTGGAGAAAGCACATTGTAGGAATTTATAGATATGAAACGTAATATTTACTTAGAAGGGGAAATGGGAGTTCGTTTCGGAAAAGAACTTCAGATAGCTGCTGATTCTTTTGTTGAAGTTTTTCGATGTTTAAAATGTAACTTTAATGGGTTTATGCCTTATCTTCAGGAATGTCATGATAAAAATATTGGATTTATACTTGAAGTAGAAGGAAGACCTATTAAAAACGAAGCCGAAGCACTACTTCTCTATAGAGAAGGGGATATGATTATCACTCCTGTTCCTGCAGGTTCTAAAAGCGGCCCTGCAAAAATTCTTGCAGCAATAGCAGTTACTGTAATGACTGGAGGAATGGCGGCAGCGGCAGCGGCAGGTTCTGCAGCCTTTACTACAGCCGCCGGAACTATGACATTTGGTTCTGTTGCTTCAGGTATTGCGGGAGGTGTAGTGTCTGCTAGCGGCACTATGTTGGGGCAAATGGCCTTAGGTATAGGGATTAATCTTGCCATAGGAGGCCTACAACAGATGATGGCTCCAGATCCTTCTACTGATAATCAACAAGATGAAAGTTACATTTTTCAAGGCGCCAAACAAAATATCGCAGAGGGTGATCCCGTTCCTGTACTATACGGAGAATTACGAATACCTGGAAGAACAATAAGTTTTCATACAAGAGGCGAAAGTACTCAATTTGCAAATCATAGCCAGAGAGCTACTTCTGGTGAAAGTAATGGAAACTCATATGATGCACAAAGTATAGGAGCTACCGGAGGAAGCGCAGGAGGAATTTCTGCACCTATGGGCGGCTCAGGAACAATAGATTGGTCGCTGGTAGCGATACAGCAAACACAGCTAGGAGGTAACTAAGAATGGCGGCAAGAAAAGGTGTAAGCTCACAAAACATTTCAAGGACTGATATACTTACAGAAGGTCCTGTACGAGGATTAAAACATGGAGCTTCCTCTGTATTTTTTAATGATGTTGCTTCCGATGATGCAAAAGTGCGGGGCTATAATCCTGTAGAAGGTACCGCTTCTGGAAAAATTACTTTTGATGGTTCAAGCTTTACAAATACTTCAGTAACCGGAGCATCAATTCCTACAAATTTAGTAAACCCTAATGGAGTGCCTCGACAATTAGTACTAAAAGGATACAAAACTACTCAAGTAACTGTGTCCAGTGTTACAAGCTCTGCAGCTTATACAAGCGTAAACTTATCCGCCGCTTCAGGAACTCCTTTTACTGATGATTCATGGGACTCTACAGCAGATTATAGAAGAGTTGCTTACTTAAAAAAAGAAGGCGTTACAATAAAAGGCCAGTTTCAACTTTCAAGCACAAGTGCAGGTCTTTTTGTATTTCAAGGCTTATCTGATGTAGTTGAAGATTCCGGCACTTATGAGCTTAGTGTTTCATATGGATTTTACATTGATACTATAAATAGCTCAACTTCTATAACATTAAAATCTACGTATGGCGGTCAATCTTATTCTGCTCCTGCAGCAGGTACATACTTTTTTGAAATACCTCCTCTTCAATCAGGTAACCAAACTTCTGGGCACCCCAGTAAGATAACAGGAATTCAAGTAGAGTTTCGTCCTGGGCATCGCTACCAAGACCCCTTAAATGAAATAGGAGGAGTAGGAGGATCAGTTTCAGGAACAACTAGTGTTAATCATGAGCTAAAAGTAATTGGAAGTGGACAAATAAGCGGAATTAGTCCTGTACCAGAAGACGGTACTATTGGTAGCTCTATGGAATCCGGTCTTCCTGATGACTCGCAGGACGATTTTGCTACAGATGCTTTAGTCTTAAACGATACTGCTTTTGGAATTAGTGCAGCTCAACGTCCTGAAGTCGATGAAATTAGTCTTCGAATTACCTATCCTGGCGGGTTACAATACATAAATGGAGATAACGGAAAAAGATACGCTTCTTATGCTCGATATTTAATTCAAATACAAACTACTCTAGATGGAGAGGACTCGGATTGGGAAAATGCATTTCCTATGGACGGTAGTTATGTAGAACACACAGGACGCACAAATGCGGCATATTCTTTTAATCATGTACTTGGAGTAAATCAGTATAGACCTTTTGACAGCTTTAAACTTCGTGTAATAAGACTAACTCGACACATAGGGCTACGAGTTACTTCTACGGGGCACGGAGATGGAGTAACAAACAAAGACAAATGGACTCTTATGGCAAAGTCCAAAGTAGATAATCTTGGATATGTAATTAAGGATAGATTGTCGTATCCTTATACTTCTTTAATTTCTACTTCTTTTTCTTCGAAGCAATATCAAGAGCCTCCGAAGATGTCGTATTTGATGCAGGGACTTAAAGTACAAGTTCCTAGTACTTATACTCCAAGAGAATATTCTGCAGACGGTGTTGCCAAATACGAAGAGTTCTGGGACGGTACGTTTAAAAACGAGCTGCAGTATACAGATAACCCTGCTTGGGTATTCTATGATATTGTTACAAACAATAGGTACGGAGCAGGTAAATGGATACGAGAGTCTGACGTAGATAAATACTCTTTATACAGAATTGCACGATATTGCGACGAACTTGTTGATAACGGGGCTGGAGGTACTGAGCCACGATTTAGATCAAATATTCTGCTTACAAAAGCTACTGATGTCTACAAAGTATTAAAAGATTTTGCTAGTACCTTTACAGGAATGCTCTACTGGATGGATGGGCACCTTACTCCTGTGCAAGATTCTCCTTCAGATCCTGTTTATAATTTTACAAAAGGAAACGTTATAGACGGAAAGTTTGGATATGAGTCTTCAGGATTAAAGACTAGGTCTAATCAAGTAATTGTTACTTGGAACGATCCAAAGTCAAACTATGAGCCTGTGCCTCTTATTGTAGAAGATCGAGAAGCCATTGTTCGTGATAAAAGAATAATAACGGAAGAAGTAGTAGCCTTTGGATGTACATCTGAAGCTCAGGCAATTCGTTACGGTCGTTGGAAGTTGTGGACTGCCCAAAAGCAGACAGAGGTAGTTAGCTTTAAATCAGCACTAAACTCTCTATACATAAAGCCTGGAGATGTAATTAACGTACAAGACGCAGATAGGGAAGGTGTTCAATATAGTGGTAGATTGGCTTCCGCTACTAGCACTGCCGCTGTTCTAGATCGTTCTATTACTTTAAATGCAGGGTCTACTTATACTTTAAGCACTTTAGTAACAGAGCCCGCTGTATTTTATGTAGGGCAGTCAGACCTTAGACTTAATAGTAGCGGGGATGAAGTAACTACAGATGGTACTGTATACTCCAGAGGCGATCGAATTACTACAAACTTATACAACCACAATGGGTCCGCGTATACTTCAGTTTCTTTAGATACAGAAGCAAAAGCATCTAACGCATTTTACAAAGACTCAAATGATGCATATCATTTGTTGCCTGTTGTATGGAAAGAGTACTCTTATGTACAAGAAAATACAGTTACAACTTCTGCAGGAACTACAAATACTCTCGATGTTTCTTCTTTTGAAACTACTCCAGTAGCAAATACTATTTGGGCTTTGAAAGAGAGCAAGGATAACTTAGATGTTGTAGGCTCTTACAAAAAGTACAGAGTTCTTTCAATAAACCAAGACAAATCAAATGAGTATGGTTTTTCGGCCGTTGAACACTATGATGAAAAATATGGAGCAGTAGATAACGGATACGAAACTGGAAGTATTCCTACAACAATCTATGTAGAAGCAGAGCCCCGAGACGGGGAGGACGAAATGGCTCCTCCTACTAGTCCTCGAGTAATTCTGGAAACAGATCCTGATAAGCCCGGAGAAGAGCTAAAGCTTGAATGGGAAGCTAGTACTTCTGATTTTGTTGACTCTTACGAAGTTAGACACAATATTCCAGACATCGAGAATCCTATAAGAACTTCCGACACTTTTCTTCGGTTAGCAGGAATTAGCAGTGATCGTTTGAACTTTCAAGTTCGCGCCGTATCTACGGGAGGAAACTATTCTCCTTATGCTTTAGTATCTTATACATTCTTAGACGTCTACGAGGACGCGATTCCTAGAGTTGCAAAAGGTATTCCTCGTGGGGCTTTTTCTTCTGCTCAGCTTATTATCACCGCCTTGAATACTATTCAGTTTCAAGCGTCTAATGCTCAAGTAGCAACTCCATCAGCCCCTGAAACTCTTCATATATTAACAGGTAGTACTAACGTCGCAAATATTGGAGCAGATAAGGACTATTTAGTTTACTTAGATAGTAGTGTTCCTGAGTTACAGATTTTATACTACGATAAAGACTCTTTGTCGTCTTCTTTCTACTATGATGTAGGTACAGGAAATACTGCTTTATCTAGTACTTGGACTTCTATTGGAAGCGTCAATATTTCTGCGAACAGTAATACTGTAACAGGTTCTGGATTCTTAAACAGTGTTATAATAGGAGATGTTCTTAATTTAGCAGACACTACTTCGCCCACAAATTTGGCGGATGGCGCTATTGTAACTGATGTAATATCAAATACAGAACTTAAAATTGACAAAGTCTTTGATACTGCAAAATCGTCTCTAACAGCTTATAGAGCTAACTTTAGACCTAATTATGAAGATGATACTATAGTTGCAAAACTAAGAAAAACAGGCAACACTATCAAACTTACTAGTTTGTTAACTCTTCGTACTATAGTAGACGGCGTAACCTTAAACACGGGAGATGACGGAACTACAGAAGTACCCGATGGAGCAATCTCTGTAGACAAACTTGCAGCAAACTCAATCACAGCAGACAAAATCTCTGCAAATTCAATTAATGCAGATAAGATTGCCGCAAACTCAATTACAACAGAAACGCTTGCGGCAAACAGCATTACTGCAAATAATATCTCTGCAAATAGTATTACAACAGAAGAACTTGCTGCTAACTCAGTAACTGCAAATACTATTTTAGCAAACTCTGTTACTACAGAAACTATAGCAGCAAATAGTATTAATTCAAATATGATTACTGCCAACTCTGTAGTTTCATCACTACTTACGGCATCTACAATTCAGTCTTCCCATATTAAAGCAAATAGTATTGTATCAACAATTATTGATGCAACAACTATCAATGCTTCGGATATTACTACAAACACTCTATCTGCTCTTACAGCAAACATGGGCGACATTACAGCAGGCACACTAAAAGGCGGCACTATTCCAGATGCTAATGCTTCTCCTTCAGGAAGTGAAAGTGGTGCCTTTATGGATCTTACGGGCGGTAAGATGGTGTTTGGTAATGCAAGTAAGCACGTTTTATTTGACGGATCAAACCTTGTATTATCGGGTGTAGTTATTGATGCAAACTCAGTTGTTAATGCTTCTGCCACTCCCGAGCTTATTGTACAGGAAGATGGGTCAAATAAACTCACAACCGCAGACACTCTAAACTTTACTACCGGAATAGACGTTTCAGTATCCGGCAACACCGCAATAATAAGTGCAAATAATCAGACACCTTCATGGGTTCCTTCTACTAATCCAAATTATTTAACAGGAATTACCACATCTCAAGTTAGAACTGCTGGTGCTTTAATGGATGATGAGTTGACCGATCTAGCAGGAGTGAAAGGTGTCACTATTTCTACTCTTCAGTCAAAACCTTCAGAAGGAGCTTTTGCTGACGGAGATAAAACAAAGCTAGATGGTATTGAGGCTAATGCAAAAGATGATCAAACTAAATCAGACATAAATGCCCTACAAATTACTCAAGTAGGTACTATTACGGCGGGAATTTGGCAAGGAGATCCAATTGCAGACGCTTATTTATCTTCAAATACAGCTCATTTGTCGGGTACTCAAACTTTTACGGGAACTAAAACATTCGGAAGTATTAGATCAGATATTTATAGTAGCTCTTCGTTTAGCTCAAATTCTTTCTTAGACTTTGATGATGACAATGGTTCAATTGGTACTAATAGTACTACTTTAGGTAGCGTGGCCTCGATGGACTTTATTGTTGATACAAACAATAATGGTACCGGAGACGGTTTTGTTTGGGGCAGAGATGCCACAAATGCGGACGCTGCTAATTATACTGAATTAATGAAGTTAGATAATTCAGGTAACTTGACTTTATTAGGAACAGTTGATGGCGCAGATGTTGCAGCACTAAACAGTAAACTATCTACTATAGAAAATAATGCCGATGTAACAGACACTGCAAATGTTAGAACTGCTGGTGCCTTAATGGACGACGAGCTTACAGATTTAGCGGGCGTCAAGGGCGTTACTATTTCTAATCTTCAGCCAAAACCTTCTGAAGGTGCTTTTGCTAATGGAGATAAAACAAAGCTCGATGGTATTGAACTCCTGGCAGACGTAACTGATACAGTAAATGTTGTTGCTGCTCTTACAGCAGGAACAAACATCACTATTGATGCTGATGGTACAATTACCGCCACTAACACACAAAGAAGTTACGAAGAAATTAGAGATGTAGCCGGGGGATTATTTGACCACAATCTACACACAGAAATAACAGCAGTAGATGATGACGCAAATAATAGAGTAACCTTAGCACTGAATACTGCTGGACCCGGAGCATCTACTTATGGCTCTACTGCCAATGGTACAAAAATTGATACTATAACTCTGGATGCTTATGGTAGAGTAACTGCCGTAGCAACAGGACCTACAGGGGACATTTTAGGAGTTACTGCCGGCACCGGTCTTACTGGAGGAGGAACTTCAGGAACTGTAACTTTAAATGTTTCTGGCTTAACTACTTCAGAAATAGCGGCAGGAAGTTTAATTATTGCCGGAGAAAGTTTTGAAGATTCCGATGCTCGTTTAATGTCGGCATCTGCTATTAACGACAGAATTGAAAGTTTTAACTATACAACAAATACTGGAGACATTACAAATGTAAGTGCAGGTACTGGACTTACTGGAGGGGGTACTTCTGGTTCTGTTACTTTGAATGTATCCGGATTAACTACTTCAGAAATAGCTACGGGTTCATTGCTTACTGGTGGAGCAACTTTTGAAAATGACGACGCTCATTTAATGACCGCTGCCGCTGTAGAAGATAAGATTTTATCTTATAGTTATACAACAAATACTGGAGACATTACAAATGTAAGTGCGGGTACTGGACTTACTGGAGGAGGCACTTCGGGCTCAGTTACTTTAAACGTAAATACTGGAGCTGTTAGTGACGGCGCTACTACAATACCTACAGGGGATCATGTACGCGACTTCGTAATAGGTCTGGGATACACTACAAATGTAGGAGATATTACAGGAGTAACTGTCACAGCAGGAAATGGTCTTACAGGGGGCGGTACCGCGACTTCAGGAGCATTTAGTAAAACTTTAAATGTTGTAGGTGGAGATGGTATTACAGCAAATGCAAATGACATTGCTGTAGATAGTACTGTAGTTCGTACAACTGGCGCTCAAACAGTTGGAGGAAATAAAACTTTTTCAAACAATGTTGTAGTAGAAGGAAATCTTACTGTAAGCGGCACAACAACTACTTTAAATACTGAAACAGTCAATATAGCAGACAATATTATTTTACTAAATAGTAACTTTACTGGAACTACTCCTACTGAAAGTGCCGGAATTGAAGTTGAGAGAGGAACTCAAGCAAATGTACTATTCCAGTACAAAGAGAGTGGAGTAGGTATTACAGGGGATACCGCAGCAGGTTGGTCAGTAGGAACCTCTCGTTTAGAAGCAACAGGGTTTTATGGTACTTTTTACGGGGATGCTTCTAATTTAACTAATGTGGGAGCAGATAACTTAACTGGATTAAGCACAGCAGACCTAGCAGAAGACCCGAGCGCCACTACTACTTCGGGCACAATGTATTACACAGATACTCGTGTTATAGCAGCTTTGTCTGGAGGTTCAGGTATTGACAAAAGTGCTGGGGGTGAGTTTAGCGTAGACAGTTCTGTCATTCGTACGAGTGGTAATCAAACAGTTGGAGGAAATAAAACTTTTACAAGTCCTGTTAAAATACACAACGGTAGCCCAACAATTGAACTAAAAGATACTACTGACAATGACGATCATCATATTTATTTCAAAGACAGTAACGATGCTGTTGTTTACTCAATAGACACTCAAAATGCTACAAGCGGAGACGCTTTAACACTCAGTTCTTCCTCCCAAGAAATTGTTCATCGTATTGGAACGGAAAATATTTTTGAAAGTCATTCCAATATCGTAAAAAGTTTAAAAAACTTTAATGTTACAGGAACTATTACAGCATCCAGCACAATAACAGCTACAGGAGGTAACTCAACTAATTGGAACACAGCTTACGGCTGGGGTAACCACGCAAGCGCAGGGTATCTAACGGCTGTTCCTTCAAGCGATTCTCCTGTGACAGCAACCGAGCTGGGTGCTGTTGATCTTGATAACTACGCTCAACAAAGTGATGCAGGGTTTTATCATCAGACAGCTAACGCAGATGCAGTAAACGGGGATAATTGGCCTAATAACAGAGCAGGATCTTTACTAGTTCAAAAGGGGGCTAACTCAGGTGGTTATGGAACTACACAGCTATTTATTGACTACAGTACTAGTGATGTATATGTTCGAAGTATGTACGGCTCAAATGCAGCAAACACTGCCTGGGTAAAGCTATACGACACTAGCGATTTTACTAACAACTCTAGTAACTGGAACACTGCTTATAATAATAGTATAACATCCGCTTCTTTTAATAATGGTGATGGAGTTATAACTCTTAATCAAGCTGATGGAGGTACCGTAACTGTAGATATTGACGGACGTTTCTTAACCTCACAGACTTCTCACGCGGATGTAGTTGTAGATGGAGATTTTACTTCTACAGGTTTGATGAAAAGAGGTGCTTCTGCAGGCTCTTACAGTATTGTTGCTGATAACTCAACTAATTGGAACACAGCTTACGGCTGGGGAGACCACTCTACTCAAGGGTACTTAACGTCTTTAGGAACCGCTATTGTAGATGCAGACTTTGGATCTGCAGGCTTAATGACTACAAACGGCTCAGGTTCTTATAGTGTTACTACAAATAACTCAACTAATTGGAATACTGCGCATGGTTGGGGTAATCACGCAAGCGCTGGTTATATTACTAGCGTTACGGCGGGAACAGGATTAAGTGGAGGAGCAACTTCTGGGGCTGCTACAGTAAATATTGCAGACGGGACGCTACAAGCACTCGCAAGAGGGTTCGGGTGGGAGCCTACTTATGATGCAAGCAGCACTACTATAGCAGAAAATTCAGTTTACTGGGATCTAACAGAAAAGTGCTTAGTGATTACTGGAGACTATGATACAAATATAGGCGCTGCTTTTCGTGCTGTGCGAATTAAGAACGGAGAAACAATTCGATTCACAGTTACAATTAAAGCAAGTGCTGCTGATTCAGATGGAGTATACTTACGCTTGTATCAGCACAATGGAAACATGCCGGATGGTAAAACTCATGTATCAAACAGCTCTGCAAACGGTTCTCCTTTTGTACAAGAAGACGATTCAGGTGTTTCTAACTGGTACGAAAACGGAGCAGCTCCTGCGGCTTGGACTACTTTTGAAAAAGAGTATACTGCTACACAAGATGGATATGTATCTCTAGTTATTCTTAACTGGAGCGGTATGGGCAATAAAGAACTGTATGTTCGCCAGCCTGATATTACAAAGATTGGCCTAACTTTAGGCACTACTGCAGGAACAGCTCTTGCTGGTAATACTTCATTACTGCAGTTAGGTACCACTTCTACAACAGCTCTTGCTGGGAATACTTCATTACTGCAGTTAGGTACCACTTCCACAACGGCTCTTGCTGGTAATACTCCATTACTTCAGTTAGGTACTACCGCTACAACAGCTCTTGCGGGGAATACAGCTCTCTTTGATGGTAACTATAATTCACTAACAAATAAGCCTTCATTACTGCAGTTAGGTACTACCGCTACAACAGCTCTAGCGGGCAATACGGCTCTGTTTGATGGTGCATTTAGCTCTTTAACTGGAAAACCGACCACTATATCAGGATACGGAATTACTGATGCTCTACAGCTAGGCACTACTTCTACAACAGCCCTTGCTGGTAATACTTCATTACTTCAGTTAGGCACTACTTCTACAACAGCCCTTGCTGGGAATACATCAATTCCTTCAAATACGTCAGACCTTAATAATAATTCAGGATTTATTACAAATTCTACTGCTTCTTTAAGCGGTACTAAAATTACTTCTGGAACTATTAACAATGCACGTCTTTCAACAGACATGAATCTTACCGCTGCGGCTCCAAGGTATAGATTAACCGAAAGCGGTATTACAAATACTCCAAGCTGGTGGATGGTTGCCGACGGTGGTAACTATAGTATTCGTCTAAATAATACGGGAACATACCCACTTACAATTCAAACAAATACTGCTAACAATGCAGTTACTGCTGTAAATATTGGATACAGTATGTCAGTATCTGGAAATATCAGTGTAACTGGCACAGTCGATGGAAGAGACGTAGCAGCAGACGGAGCAAAAGCAGTAACCGCACACGGTTGGGGTAATCATGCTTCTGCAGGATACTTAACAAGCAGTTCTAATTTGAATGCAAGTAACCTTTCTAGTGGCACTATTCCAGTAGCAAGACTTTCTGATAATATTTTTGATTCGTACAGAAGAAGTACAATTGATAGTTCAAGTCAAGATTTTGACAGCTATACTACTACAGGCACATATCACGTAAATAACTGGAGCCAATCAGGCGACATAGTTTCAAACGGGCCAACTGGATCGTATCCTTGGGGTATATTGCGTGTAACAAACTGGCAAGATGCAGACGGATCCGGATCTACTTATGTATTGCAAGAGTACTTTCCTCATCAAACAGATCACTGCTTCCATCGTATGATGTGGAACGGTACTTTTACTGGATGGAGAGAGTCCTGGGGCTCTAGCTCAGACGGCTCAGGTTCAGGACTAGATGCAGACAAGCTTGATGGACAAGAAGGCAGTTATTACAGAAGCGCTTCTAATATCAATGCGGGTACTTTAAATGCTGCTCGTCTCGCAGATTCTGGAGTTACTGCAACTAACTATACGAACGCAAATATTACAGTAGATGCGAAAGGGCGTGTTACTGCTGCTTCAAATGGAAGTGGGGGCGGAGTAACTTTAGATACTACTCAAACCATATCAGGCACAAAAACTTTTAGTGCTACAAAAAACTATTTTCAAAATAGCCTACAAGTAGGATCAAGTGCTACAAACTATAGTGGAAATACTTTTACTGTAACGGATGGTACTCAGGGTTTTGAAGTTAATCCTAATAGTAGTAGTATTGTTAAGATGAATGCTTACGCTCGAAGTAACTCTACTTTCAAAGAGTTAATGATTAAAGCTTCGAGTTTAACATTTGCACCTAATGGAGTAGAAGCAAATAAAGTAGATCTTGTAACTGTAGCTTCGGGTACTACTCAAACTGGAACTCTTATTGCTGATATTGTACAAGCTAACTTGATTCAAGCAGATATGATTCAAGCTAATGCTATTACTGCGGATAAAATAGCGGCAAATTCTATTACTGCTCAACAACTTCAGGTCGCTACAGAAAGCGGAGCAGGCATACATATGGAATTAGTAAGCGGCAAGGGTGTAATTCGAATTAGCGATGGTACAAATGATCGAGTTAAAATTGGATACCTCGGTACGTAATACCTCCAAAAAATAAATCTTGACATAATATGTCCTGTGGGCTATAATTCCACAATAGGAGAAAAATAAATGGCCGCAGCTAACTATGACCTGACAATTGACCAAGGAACGACTTTTGCGATTGACATAACAATCAACGAGGCCGGGTCTATCAAAGACTTGAGTGGCTACTCTGCCAGGGCTCAAATGCGGTCAACTAAAACAGCTACGAGTGTTGCGGCTTCCTTTACTTGTACAGTACTTAGTCCTGCTACACAAGGTAAAGTAAAAATGGAATTAGCTCCAGCTACAACTTCTGGCATGACAGCAGGAGTTTATTTCTATGATTTAGAAATTTTTACAAGCGGGGATAATATAGTAAAACGCCTTATTGAAGGAAAGGTAACTCTAAATCAAGAAGTCACGAGATAAGGAATGTCAGATACCACTACCGTACAAATAGTTGAAGAGGTAACACAGCTATCTGTGTCAAATGCCAACGATATATCTGTTACTTTATCTGACGACTCTACCACTCTTACCGTAAACAACTTTGCACTACCTACAGCATATGTTGACGCTGTAGATGTTACTTTCGATGCTCACGGCACAGTTACAGCAAATAATGTACGAGATGCAATACAGCAACTCGCAGATCAACAATTTCGGGGCACCACAGCCCCCACATCAGATACCGCAAATTTAGAAGAGGGAGATCTCTTTTATGATACTGATGACAATCAAATAAAAGTATACCGCGAAACTAGTTCAGGAGTTTTTGAGTTTGTGCCTATAATAGTAGGTGACGCTTCAGGTGATTCAGATACGCTAGACGCAGGAGCCTTTTAAGGCTAATTCGGAGTTTTAAATGGCTCAAACAATCAAAATCAAACGCAGTACAACCACTGCAGTCCCGTCCAGCCTTACCGCCGGTGAATTAGCGTATTCGGATAATAGTGATAAGCTATTTATTGGTGCTCCCGCAGACAGTGCGGTTGTAGCAATTGGTGGTAAAGTTTATGTCGATATGCTCGATCACACCGCTGGTACTCTTACCGCATCGAGCGCAATTGTAGTAGATGCGAACAGTAAGATTGATAAACTACTTACTGGCAATATTCGTATTAATAATGCTGCAAATCAAATTGATACAACATCGGGAGGATTAATTCTTGATCCTACCGGAGACTTAATTGTAAAAACAGGTACAATTGACCTTAGCAATCAAGCGACAGAATTTAAACTTCTTGATAACTCTGCAACTGCAGGCACTTTTGCTACTGCTGACCACACTTATATTACTTTTGACACGACAAACTCAGCAGAACTTATTAAAATTGGTCGTCAACTAGAGATAAACGGTGCTTATACGCTTCCTATGTCTGCCGGTACAAGTGGTCAGGCACTTGTTACAGATGGTTCTGGTACTGTAACCTTCCAAGACGTTGCCGCAACTCTTACTGTAGATAGTGATTCGGCTACTGCTGATGTTGCTCTTCTTACTGATGACTTACGAATTATTGGGGGAGAAGGTCTTAACACTGTGGTTGCTAAGTCTGGCACAGATGTTACTCTTACAATTTCAGGCGAAGACGCAACTGCTGCTACCACTTCAGGCGCAGCAAACAAAGGTATTGCGAGCTTTGACAGCGTAAACTTTGCTGTAACTTCTGGATTTGTAGAATCAAAACCTATTACTCTTACAGCAGACGATAGTAATACTCTCGATAAAGCAGCAGGTGAAGGTCTAACTGTAGAAGGCGGAATAGGTATTGCATCAAAGATTTCTAGTGGAAAACTTGTATTGGATGGAACCAATGCAACTTCTTCAAGCAGAGGTGTTGCAAGTTTTGACTCTACCGACTTCACTGTATCTTCTGGAGCAGTTAGTGCAAATGCAATCACACTTGGTAGTTCTAGCCTAAATCTTGGTGAAACTACTACTGTTATTGCAGGACTTACAGAACTTACTGTTGACCAACTTAACTTCAACGGACGAACAATCAGCTCCACAGATACAAATGGGGATATCTCACTTGATCCAAATGGAAGCGGTAAGATAAATGTAAACAACTCTCGTATCTCAAATGTTACAGATCCTACTCAAGCACAAGATGCCGCTACAAAAGCATATGTTGATGCTGTAAAACAAGCACTTGATATTAAAGATTCAGTACGAGTCGCTACAACTGCTGCAATTACAATTGCTTCAGATCTAGGAGTAGGTGACGCAATTGATGGAGTTACTCTTGCGGACGGCGACCGAGTGCTTGTTAAGAATCAAACAGACGCAAGCCAAAACGGTATTTATCTAGCAGGATCTTCTCCTGTTCGTTCTGCAGATGCGAATGCTTCTTCTGAAGTTACTTCAGGTATGTTCTGCTTTGTTGAAGAAGGTACTGTAAACGGCGACAACGGTTTTGTACTTACAACAAACGATCCAATCACTCTTGACACCACTGACCTTACCTTTACTCAGTTTAACGGTGCGGGTCAAATCATTGCAGGCGATGCTCTGAGCAAGTCTGGTAATACTATTAACTTTAATGATGATAACATTACTCTTGAAGTTAGTTCAGATACGGCACGAATCAAGGGCATTACTGCAACAGCAGTCGGTGACTTACTTATAGGTGCAGCTACAAATGGCGGCTACACACGACTTGTTAAGCCTTCTGGTAATGCTACTGCTCATGATTATATTCTTTCTATGAATACGAGCGGAGCAGCTCAGTGGTCTAATACACTCGACGGCGGCACATTCTAAAAAATACTCACCTCTCGCGTAAATACGCATAGTTATGGAGGAGCCACATGGCGCAAACGATTAAACTCAAGCGTTCTGGAACTCAGAACGCTGTCCCTAGCACGTCTCAAATTGCACTTGGCGAGGTAGCTCTTAACACTTATGATGGCAAAATGTACATCAAGAAAAGTGTGGGTGGCACAGAATCCATTGTAGAGATTGGAGGAGACGCAACTTCTAGTTCAGGACTCGATTTCACCGGAAACTTAAATCTGGCGGATAACGTGCGCATCGTAATTGGAGACGGAAATGATCTTCAAATTTATCATGATGGGTCTAATAGCTATATTGACGAAGGCGGCACGGGTGACTTGCGAATTCGCGCTACAAATTTATCCTTGCGCTCAAAGACAACCAATGAAAGATTTTTAGAAGGTATAGAGGACGGTGCAGTTACGATCTATCATAACAACGCCGCCAAACTAGCTACAACCTCCGCAGGTATCGACGTTACAGGCGTTATTACCACAGACGGTATGACTACCTCTGCTGATATTAACTTCGGTGACAACGACAAGGCGATTTTTGGCACCGGTGGTGATTTAGAAATTTATCATAATGGTAACAACAGCTTCATAACTGATACCGGAACGGGTAGTTTGTATGTCAGAGCTTCTGACGCTTTGCGGATTCAGACGGCTACCAATGAAGAAATGCTAAAGGCTGAGGCCGACGGTGCAGTTACGATCTATTATAACAACGCCGCCAAACTAGCCACAACCTCCACAGGCGCTCAAATTACAGGCGATATTAGCTTAAGCGGAAATATTGTTGACTCTGATCAGAATGAAATAATTGATATAGATATTAATGATATTCGATTTAACGGAAAGCACGTACAATCCGCATATGGTGTATGGATACGAGGAGAAAATAGTAGCTCCAACAATCGTAAAGCTGGTATAGACGGCAGCTCTTCAGGCACTACATTGCAGTTTTACACTCAAAATGCTGAACATATGCGCATAGACGCAGGCGGTCGCCTTCTTGTAAATACTACTTCTTCGATTGATAATCTTGCAAAAATACAAGTTGTGGGCGATAGTAGTTCTTTAGCTAGAATTACTCTGAAAGATGTAGATGGAACAAATCAATATACCTACTTTGAGCAATCTGGCGGGGGCACTCGAATCAATACTCAAAACGGCACTTCCAATGGTTTCTTTACCATTGGAGCGTGGAATGGTACAGCGAGTAGCGACTTTCTTCGTGTTACAGCAGACGGTAAAGTTGGTATCGGTACTGATTCTCCCCTAGCAAAATTAGATGTGAGAGGGGATATAGAACTAAACTCTACTTACCCTGTAATAAGATTCAAAGATAGCGATAGTGAAAATGATTTTTCTATTATAGGTGGTAGTGGTTTATTTAGAATCTACGATGAAGATGCTGCAGCTGCACGAATAGCTATTAACAGTTCTGGCAACGTTGGTATTGGCACTACATCTCCCTCAAAACCCCTTCACGTAGTAGGAGCCGCTCGAGTAACAGGCGATTTTCAGGTCGAAGGCGGCGATATTGAATTTAATCAAAGCAGTGGACAAGCACGTATAAGAAATCTTCTTCAAGATACGTACATGAGATTCCAAGTCAATGTTGGAGGCACGCAAACAAATGCTATTAACATTCGAGGAAATAACGCATATGTAGGTATAGGCAGCGCCGAAGGCGGTAGCAGCCCTGTGTACCCTTTAGATGTTTATAATGCGGGTGCGGATACAGTCGCAAGATTTACTTCAGGAGACGATAGAGCACGAATTCAAATTAGTGATGATGATACCGAGGTTTTTGTAATTGCTGAAGGCTCTAAGATGAGTTTAGGTGCTGCAAATTCTTTAAGCAGCACAAACTTAACTATTGATGCTAGTGGTAGCTTAGGTATTGGCACTACTTCTCCAGGTAGAAAGCTTCACGTATCAGGATCCGGCGCAACTGTTGCGGTTAAGGTAGAAGCAACTGATGGTGTACAGTCTTCACTTGACTTAAAAAATAGTGAAGGAGAGTTTAGACTAATTAATGATGGCGGTGCGTTGTCTATTTACGACCAAACAGATACTACTGAAAGATTTAAAATAGACACATCAGGTAACGTCGGTATCGGCACTACTTCTCCCGGTAGAAAATTAACTATACAAGGAGGTTCTGGAGATAACTTACCTGTAAGAATTATAGGGGGTTCCGGAACTAGCCATGGCTCTATGGAGTTCCAAGATCCAAATACTACTGCAGACTATAAAGTTGCAATTGGTTCTAAAGGAGACGCTTTCTATGTACAGGCTGGAGGATCTGAAAGAGTACGAATTCACTCTGGCGGACAGCTTGGAATTGGCGTTACAGACTTTACAAGTGCTTTACGATCAAACGGCAAACAGTTAATTATTGGTAGCTGTTTTGTAGGAACAGGGGCCGCTCTTGTTGCGGATGATTTTGCTCGTTTCGGAGGCGCTATTTATATTCACGAAGACTCAGGAACTAATAAAGCAAATCTTACCGCGATCGATAACAACGGAGACCGTCTTGTAATTAGTGGCAAAGGAGGTACAACTAACAACGCCCTCGATGCTCCGGATGGATTCTACGTAGGCGGCACTCAATTTATAACCTCTAGTCGAGCAATTACAAATGTTACAAGCATTACAGCAACGGGTGCTATAAGCACTACTGGAACTGCTTACTTAAGCGGCGCAATAAATATCGGTAGCTCCAGCTCCGGAAATATGTTCTTTAAACGTCCCAACGCAAACTATATTTTTGCGGATCAGTCTGGTGGATATTTAGTATTTGGAACAAACGGACGTTCAACAAGCGTTGCAAACTCAAACTTCTACTTAGGCACAAACCAAGACGTAAACTTTCAGGGCTCTATCTCAATAGCAAGTAATGTTACGAGCAGTGGTGTATTCACAAGTAGTCAAAACCAGCAAGGCTTTAGACACATAGCGCCCGATGTCATGTCTGGTCACACAAGCCGTAATGAAATGGCTTTCTCGTGGACTGCGGATGAAACTCGCTGGTATATGTATCCAACTGTGGACGGATCTGGTAACTTTGGTCGCGAACTTAGTTTTGATTATTCGAGTGAAGAATGGTCTATAGAAGGCCCTGTTACACTTTCGTCGCTTTCTACTGGTAACATTACAACTACTGGATATCTACGGGGCCCGAGTACATTTACAATCGATCCAGCAGCACACGGCGACGACACCGGAACTGTAGTAATCGCGGGTAATCTGCAAGTTGACGGCACAACTACTACAATCAACTCTACTACTCTTACTGTAGACGATAAGAATATTACTCTTGCGAGCGGCTCAACAAATGATGCGGCTGCCAATGGAGCCGGTCTTACAATTGACTGTGGTTCTAATACAGATGTAACATTTAACTATTCTGGCTCAGAGAGACGAATGAGCTTGAGTCATCCTCTAAAAATCTTCGACCCCTCTAACCGTACAATTGCTGGTTCAAACATGGGGAATGGGTGGCTACAAGTAGGTAGTACTCTTTCTATGGATTCTAATGAAATATACTTCAGTACAGAAGGATATTTCGGTACTATTGGAAGCCATAATCTAAACATACGAACAAACGGCAGTACTCGAATGCATATTGATGCCACAGGTAATGTAGGTATCGGAACTACTTCTCCCGGAACAAAACTACACGTTACAGGTACTACAACATTTGACGGTGATGGAGCCTCTCGTGCAGAAATAACATCTAGTACTGCAAATTCAGTAGTAAGCTTAGATGTTGGTGGATTTACTGGAACCCCCTCTGTTGCTAGAGATGTTCGCTTTTTAACAAATGTTGCGTCTAATAATAAAGCAGAACGCATGCGTATCGATGCTAGTGGTAAAGTGGGTATCGGCACTACTTCTCCAGATTCGTTATTAGAAATATCCTCTGCCTCTGCTACTGATTTTCTTAAATTAACTTCTACAGGCTCTTCGGCGAGCCCCATTAAGTTAATGTTTGAAAAATCTGGTAGTGAGCAAGGAATTATAGAATACAATAGGAATGGAAACTTAGAGCTATACAATACAGATCCTGATGGAGGAGTTCTAATCAGCGGGTCTGCTTCTGCAAGCAACGATTTTTATGTAAACCACGCAGGTAAAGTTGGTATCGGCACTAGCAGTCCACAAGGGCCTCTACAAGTAGCGCTTAGTTCGACTCGTAACTTAGTTGTAGACTTTGACACAGAGGGCGACAGCCGTACTTCATTACGTAGTATAGAATCAACTGCTAACAACCTTAGAGCTATACAAATAGAAGGTCAGGAGATTGTTTTAGGTACTGCGGCGTATAACCAGACAGTGTCAGCAGAACGTATGCGCATCGACTCGAGCGGCAATGTGGGTATCGGCACTGCTTCTCCAGACGCTAAACTTCAAGTAGCTTACAATGGGGGCCATACTTCTGGTAATATTTCTTTAAGTCATTCAGCTTTAGATATTTATAACCCGCTTCAAGCAAACACAGATGAAAAAGGTGCAATATTAACTTTTTCTGACCATTATCAAGATACAAATGGATACCCTCGAACAGTACGTGCTGCTATAAAAGGCGGAACGGATACAGTAGGAAATACTGCTGACGGCTTCCTTGCTTTCTACACTGATTCTGGAGGCGCAAACTCTGCGACTGAAAGAATGCGGCTTGACCGAAACGGCAACCTAGGTATCGGCACTACTGCTCCCAGCACTAAATTAGAGATAAATGCTAATGATAATGGCACTACCGACTTAAACCTTTTAAATTTAAAAAGAACTTGGTCAGGAGGAACAGCTACAGATAGAT